AAAAAATCTTGATAAAATCTAGCTTCTTTCCGACGTATTTCAATTAGAGCCTCGATAACTTTTTTGGCCGCTTTATCTGCTTCCGTATTCGTGGGCATTTTATTGACCCACTTTAATAAATCAGGAAGAGACTGATCCTTGACTAGCGGTAATCCTAAAGCATTTTGATTGGTTGTTTGTGAAAGTTTATAAAGAATATCTCCAAACCGAGGAATTACGTCTTTGCGAATATCGCTAGGTGCATCTTCTCTGCGAGAAAACGTCTCCCCGTATGTTGCTGAGGCTGGGAGAGCATTGTCTGCCTCTGTAACATGATGATAAGGTTTTGCCCTAAACTGTTTCTCGTATCCCGCCTCTACTAGATTGTCAATAGCATTAATAAAATTAGTCCATTCTGCTTCAAATTCATCCCCCATCATACGGAAAATATTTTTCCGTGTCTCCATCCAAAACCGTAAAAGCGATCCGAAATTGCTTGGCTTAAGATCAATAGTATCGGTTCCTGAATTGACAAGCCTCTCAAGTTCTTCTAAATTTGACAATAACGGATCAAGGTACGAAAAGGAAACATTTGTTGCGTTAAGAATTTCTGCGAGAGTGTTTTGATAGGCAGAAATTGTCCCTTGTAGTTCTTTTTGCTCTGCCCCGGCTGTTTTGCCTGGATTGCCGAGAACTGGAATCGCTTTTAAGAACTCTGTCCGATCGGCTATTTCTTGATCGATTTCCGAGATCAACGCAAGCAGTTCATCTAATTTTTTGGTATCGTCAGCCGACAACTTTGACTGATCAACACCTGACACGGACTGCTCTAATTTTTCTTTGTATTTTTTTAGTTCTGTAATTCGTTTAACAATTGGAGTATAAAAGTATTTAAGTGACTCTTTAAGCCTTTTGTTAAATTGCTTTGAAGATGTGGCAAGGTTGGCAACATATAGTCCAATCCTGTGATGTTCTCCTGTTCTGTCAAGGGTTAATTGCTGTTTTGATGGAAAGAAAATGCGAGAAGGTAAAGCAATATCAGCGGTTTCGTAAATATCTTCGGCCTTTTTTTTCTTTTCGGGGTCTTTGCTGGCTATATTAGGAATAAAAGACTTTCCAAACATCGTGATCCCGACTTTATCATAATTGCCCATTGCGGCAATATACTTGAGTGGACTTTTCGTATCCACAACAGAAGTTAATCCTGCGTTAGGAGTGCCTATTCCTAGCCCATATTTGACATTTTTTAACACCTCCCTAAGAGCGGGTGACATCTTGATTAATTGCTGTAGGATAGCGACCGCTTCCTCGACGACGTACCCACCACCAGAACCCCCAACTAACGCAATTTCTTTTTCAGGGTTTCCCATTGCGACGTTTAACGCTTTTGCCGCAAGCGTGATCGCATCTTTATCGAATCCCTCGAAATTAGTCTGAAATACCCGGTCAATCGGTTGCACTGTTTTGAAGCCCGATAGTATTCCTTGATAGTCTGTCTCGGATATGAATTGTTGCAGAAGTTCTTTATTCTTTTCGATAATCGGCAGTAACTGTTCTCGAATAAATTGACTTGGGCTGTTGCGTAGTTCCTCTAAGCTATTTGATAAGACGTTCGGAACTGCAAGAACGGCTGTCTCTGGAAAAACACCCTGTATTTGAGCGGCAAGATCGTAGGTGCTTTGTACTTCGGGCTTGCCTAGACGGGATTGTCCAGGTTGAACACCCCCCGTTACGAGAGTAATGGACTTTCTAGATTTAATAAAATCTTGTTCTTTTTGCGAGAGTTGTAGGATTTTTGCTATTTCTTTAGCCGCCATTGCTGATTCTGAAAGTTGTATTCGCTTGCGAATTCTTAGCGGTTGTACTGCAACTCGTGCGGCCGCTCCTAGTGATCGCGCAAGATTCTCCTCGGCTACCATTGCAATTTTTGGAAAAGCTTTTCTCAACTTATCCCCGATTGGATAAGCAGGTTCTGGCTCTGTTGAGCGTTTGCGTTGTTTTTGGGCGTTTGCGCGGCTAAATTGTTGCGACTCAACAAAAATATTCTCTAGTTTCCGATATGTTTCTGGATCAAACAGTGTATCGGTTATTGCCCTGTAATTGATACGAAGTAACTGTTTTGCGCTTTTCAATCCCTTGGGAAAACCGAGTAAATCTCGAAAAGCAGTATCGAGAAGATTGTTAAACTGTCTGACATTGCGACGAACAGTTTTACCGATCGCTTCTCCTTGACTCTCAAAATCAATTCCAATCGTCTTGCTGATTCCCTTGCCTGCTTTTAATCCTCCATAGAGGCCCGCCCCTGTAAAGAGTCCCCCGATTGCATTACCTACAGTGAGATTAAATGCTTTTTGAAAAATGTTTTCACGGGGATTAGAATTGCGAACGGTGACAGACAGACGCTCGATCGCTTTCTCTACTCGATCTTGATACCCAGAAAACCGATGTTCAACAACAATTTTAGAGGGTGTTCTTATCTCTACTGATGTTTTTTTTAATTCACGCAACTCTTGGTTAAGAGAAACTAATGCGTCATCTTCAGCAAATACTTTAATAGGATTTGCTTTATAAAAATCAACTGTCTTTTTAAGGTCAACTCTTTTTAAAAGTAAATGACTATTTAGCCCATAAAGCTGACGGTCATCGACGCTAACTTTAATTTTTAGTGGAGTCGTGCCAAGTTTAGTAACACGACGCTCTAGGGAAGAAAGCTGGTCTTTAGCCGATTTGATACCGGCATCATACCGAGATGTATTTAGCCCTAGACCGATTTCTAAAGTACCAAGCGATAAAGACATTAGCTTTTCTCCCCTATTAATTGAATTATTTCGTCGTATAGTCCGCAATCGACTATTATCTGAGTGGCGAAGACTGGCACTTGTCCAGCTTTCATGGCTTCTAACAGAATTTGAGCGGTTTCTTGATCAAGAAAATATTTTTTATTTTCTTTAAACTGGTAAGGCAAAAAATCACTAGGATTAAGACTTTGTGACTTAGAACCTTCTTTAGATTGTGCTATTAGGTAGGCGTGAACCATGGCGGCAATCTGACTAACCGTAGCCGATAGTGAATTAATTTCTTCACATTTGACTTTTTGAATCCCTGAATATTTTTTTAGGATTAACCAGTCTGGCCAATCTTCCCACTCTTCGATAGACAATCCCCATGCACACCATTTGTAATAGATTTCTTCCCAATTAATGGGGTTAGCGATTGCCTCTAACCGCGCATTAATTGCGTCATCTATTCGTTTTTTTCGTCATCCTCCGTTGGCTCTGATTCTGGTTTTTCAGGCTCTGGTTTCTCAGTTTCTGGGTTTTGCCACTGGGTTATGTCTTGCCAGAGATAGTCTTGATAGAGTCTCACTACCATAAATTGAGACAGATCATTAATGTCTTGTATGGTGAAATCAACAGAAGACTTATCCTTGAGCTTAACTACGCGGCGAGGGCTTCCAAGAAAGTTAGCTAATAAGGCTTTATTGTAAGTTTCATAGGTTGTTTCCCGATCCTTAAATAAAGCGTTTAATTCATCGAGATAAGGCTCTACAAGTTCTATAGATTCTCTTGTTAGTTCTCTTGTTTTTTTGCGATTATTTAAAATTGATTGCTGCACGATAGCGGCAGTTTCTACTTTTTGTTCTACGCTGTCAGATTTTACCCCGTCAAGGGCATCAACCATGACCTGTTCAATTCGTTCTCGGATCGAACCGTCGTTAACTACTACTCCTTCAATTTCAGCAGTGGATAGTCCCGTTTTTTGCCCGATAGCTTTAATTTTCTCAAGATAAGCTTTGTCAGCTTTTTCCCGTGCCTCTAAGTATTCCTTGACTGTTTCATTTTCCTTTGGATTAATTCCGTATCGTTTTAAAAACTTGATTCCAATCTCTCCATTTTCTTCTGTAGCAATTGTATCTATCTTTTCCAGTAAAGTATCGTTGTCTTGAATGTAATAAAGCCACTCTTTTTTTAAAGGGAAAAAGAATGTTTCATTAAATTTCAATTTGCCTAATACGCTTAACTTTGCCATTTATTTTTACCTTTTGATTTCTTTTTGCACTTTGTTCAGTATTGAGCCACAGAGGATCAATGATCACAGATACCTGTATTCTTTCTTGGTTTTTTGTTCCGTCTGGTGGTTCGATTAATATCTTTTCTTGTTGACTTATTTCTCGATCAAACGCACCGAAAGAAAACCAGAGGTAATTATTGATTATTCTAGAATTGACTAACATTACCTCTTGGTCTTCATCAACAAGGAGTTTAACTATTTTAATTGAGGTCATCGGCTACATTAGGAGAGAATGGCGACGTTGCCATCGGTTTAATGTCAAGCACACTGCCACTAATAGTTAGAGTTACGTTTCCTTGTAGGAAATTGCCTTTTTCACCGTTCACGTTTTGGCTAACATTCGTCTGGAATCCCAACCCTCCGCGCTGTCCCATGTAAATAATTTCGAGATAAATTCGATCACCTCTTTGCTCTGCGGCCTTTACAATTTCATATCCAGGATCACCAAATACAATCGCACCCGATACCGATCCGGTACTCATAATCTCGGAAATAAATTTTTCAACCGCAATTTCGGTGAAAACACTATCAGTAACCTCGGTAGAGGAGGTATCAACGTTAAAGGTCTTAGCACTTATAAGCGGGATCCAAGATTTAAGCGTGCATTTTTGCGCGGGGGTAGCAAGGGTAGCATCAATTTTGGAAGGTTCGATCTGGATTTCTGTCTGGGTTAATGTCGTTGTTTTTGTGCGAACCACAACGTAGTCGTTGCTGGTAGCACCGAGATAAATTAAAGTGCCAGCATATAAAATTCGGCCAAAACCCCCAGCCGCTACGGTAAGAGTGGTATCCCCTAAGACGATTGCGGCAGCTAAATCAGCTACTCGTGTGGGAGGTTCCTCTCCAAATCCGTAAACACCAGAGATAAAAAATTGCGTATCACGGCTAGGGGTGAGGTTGTCACTCCGATTTAATTCTAGAATCTGATTTGCCATTCTAATCACTGACTAAACTTTTCTAGTTATATTGTACTATAAAAGATTAGTAAATGTGTACTCTAGAAGTCTAGAAGTCTAGCAGTGGTAATTTTAAAGGTCGCTTTTGGTCTGATAATCCCTTCGGGGGTTTTGGTATAAGGAGTTAAGCGAGGCTGATCTAGAAAATTCCAGTAGCGAGAAGATTTAAGCCTTTCAATCACTGGTGTTAGGGATTTCTCTAGATTGTACTGTTTTAGGGTAATGCAATAGTTATTTATACCTACGGTATATCCTAGTAAATTTTCGTGATAAGGATTAGGCTCTCTTTGGATAATTGCTTCGATCCCACTATTAGGTTTTACTTTATAGTTAGGGGGTAATTCAGGAGGCTCTACCCAAATAGCGTCTATTTCTTTCAATTTCTGCCCTGTAGGGCTTGTTATTTCGTATTTACCTAAGTCAGTACCGATAAGTATCTTTAAATTGTTTCTAATACCTAATAAAATATCTCTTAATTCTGATTCACTCATTTAATTTTTCCTTTAAGATTTCACTATAAGCCTCAATTGGATTATAATCCTCTACGGCTGTGTCGATAAAAGGTCGGGCGGGAACATCTGTTACTGTTCCGTCGTTACGTTGTATTTGATAGCCTTCATGGACAAGAGCGGCATGATCAGCAGTGTAACCGATTACTTTATAGGTATCTGATACATCTTCAATAAATTGGCTATTTTTTAGCTCACCTGTATCTACAATGTCCCGGGGTGAGCCAACCACACTGCCATTTTTTCGTGCAGTTTCCCGTGGCCAAGTCCATTTACTATCTTCTACCTGAAAGTTAATCTCTTGGGCAAACTCGGACACCATTTCCCCAAAAGCTTCAGTAGCTAAGTCTTTTCCTAGATTCCAGTTAAGCATTAAAAAATAGCTGCAAGTTATCCTTGCAGCTATTATAACAATTTATTTTTATTGGTTTTAGGGAGTGATTTTTGATTTGCGTAACCAATACGCTATTTTCCTCTATTTATTTTCTGTTTTTTTTAGTTCCTCTAAAAAGCTTAAAAACTCTTGAAAAACAGCTTTTTTCCGTCCTTCCTGAATTTTATGGAAAACTTGTAACTCATCGTTAATACATTTTTTACTTTGTTTGTCGATGGTTTTTATACCTTGAGTTAAGGAATCCGAAAAAGTCTTACAATTTTGCGTGTAAGTTTTTTGAATAAACCACTGCCCGCAATTGCAGTCTTTCTCGTCTATTATGTATCTTACCTGAAAAGATACATATTCTACGCCATGATAATTAATATCTGCCGAGAAACTTGAGTAACTCTTCCAAAACTTACACTCTCTTTCACTTGGACTAAAAACTTTTAAAACTTGTTCTTGAAACTCTTGAAATGATAGCATAATTACCTCTGTTGATTCGTTGATGATAACTGATAACTGATAACTGACTAATTGTCGCAGGCTACTAACCAATAATTAATGAATTAAGCTTTGCAATCTTGGAGAAAAGACCATAAATAATTTTTATGTTCGGTAAAATCATTTAGCAT